TCTTGATAGCTATGTTGAAGCCTGCCAGCGTGTTTTCCCAAAAATAATGTATAACGGATACCCCCGGATATACGGGGTTGACATCGCGGTATCAGGGGATGATATCGTCATCTACGAGCGGCAAGGATTCAAAGCAACCAGGCGCGAGACAATAAAAACGCATGGATTAAAATTAAAAGAAAAAGACGTGGCTCAAAAAATTGCTGTTTTTATAGGGCTGGAAAAGACCGATAAGGAATGTGAAATAAGGATTGATGCATCGTGCTTTCCTGGTGTTGCCGACGACCTGGAAGAAATGGGATTTCAAAATATCAAGCGGATTATGTTTGGTGCGGCGGCTAAGAAAAAAGATAAATTTCCGCATATGCTCGCAGAAATGTATTATAATGTTGCAAGCCTGATAAATAGGCTTGACTTATCACTTGAATCATGCAATGATTTGCTAAGGCGTGATTTGTGTTGCCGCCTAAAAAAGGCGACATTGAAGGGTCAGCCGACTATCGAGGAAAAATCTGAATTTAAAAAGCGATTCGGACATTCCCCCGATCATGGCGATGCATTCGTCCTGGCATTTGCAGACCTAAACAGTAGTGAAGCGGACAGCGATACTAAGGCGGCTATGCAGATTCAAAGATCATCGGAGAAACGAAAAAAAATATTTTAACAAAGGGGTTAAAAATGGTAAAAATGAATAATATATCTTGTAAAGGTTCATTTTATCAGGATGTTATAAAATCACATGACCATTGCTTCCCTGATTCTCACATAGAAAGTTTTTTGTCCTCTGCTGAAAGTGGTGGCGGCATACGGCAGAAACGCGGATTTATTAATCAGTTCAGTTCCTTGATGTTTGATTCTGTTATTAACCGCGACGCGATAGACGCCGTTTTTTATGCGCAAGATAGAGAATTCAGATTGAGTTATCATCTTATGAACATGATGATAACCGTACTTCTTGCGTTTATTGGAAAGCCTACACTCAAGACATCGCTAACCAGCGATAACTTGGATAAAATCATAAAAGAAATAAACGATAAATTAAAAAGTAAAGATTTACCTGATAATTTACGTAAGTCATTGGAAGAAAAAAAACGAATATTAACCAATAATTCGGAGGTTAAAAAATGATAAAGTCACAATACTTTCCAGATAAAGAGTTTGCCACAAAAGATGAACTCTTTAAAGAATTAATTGAGAATGAAAAATCTATTATAGATAGAAAAAAATCACACATTTATAATTCAGAAGAATGGATTGCAAAAAACGGGATAAAAGGACTGCAAGTTATTTCGAACCAATCGCAAATTGAAAAGGCTTTTACAGATGCTGAAAAGAAAATAAAGTTCGATAGTAACTATTATTATTTTGCCGTTAATTCCGCAAATTATTTAGATTCTCACGAAGATGTTCATTTGGATGGTAATTGGAACAAAACTGCAAAAGATAAACAAGGTAAAGTTTATTTAATTTGGTGTCACGAATTTGAAAACCCTGAAAATATATTAGCGTTCCCAGAAGATATTGAAATGTTTACGGCAAAAGTTGCTTGGTCATTATTAAATAAACCATACGAGGGAGAAACATATTGCTTAGTATATAAAGTTTTAAAATCTAAAATTCAGAGCGAAAAAGTTTCTAAATGGATTGATGAAAATAGAAAGCTACAGTTATCTGTTAGGATGCGTTACGTTGAAATACTTTTTGCCGTTAACTCTGAAAACCCAGACTACGCAAAACAAAAAAAGAACTTTGACGATATTTATCCACTTATTGTAAACAAAGATGAATTTATTGACGAAATAGATTATTTCTTCGGGATAAAACAATCAGAAATAGTAATGGAATCAAGTTTTTTGCCTTTCGGAAGCAATTCCGCTACGGCAGAAATATCAGAAAATAAAGAAGCCGTCATAGACACTTCAAAAACCGAAGCCGAGCAATCACTTCAAGAAACGGAAGAAATTCCAACGGAAAAAAGAAAATTAAGTATAATCTAAACATTTAAAAATTATGTTTGTTTACAAAAAAACAGAAGAATTGGAAAAAATGACTCCGCAAGAGTTAGACCAATACAAAACCGAAATGAAAGCGCACGAAAGCGAACTTTTAAAAACACAAATTTCTGAAACCGTTAAAACGGAATTGGAAACAGCAAAAGAAACCTAATCACAAACGCAAATTTTACACGTGAGTTATCTGTACCGAATTTAAGCGGTTCGCAAAGTGGAAACGCCGAGCAACTAAATTTATACTGTGATGAAAAACCTCGTTTATTATTGCAAATGTGTTTAGGTTCGGTTTTGTTTACTGATTTTAACTCTTATGTAACAGATGGTATTTTAGATACTGATGCACCTCAAAAATGGAAAAACCTCGTTAACGGATGCGTATACAATACTGATAAAGTTTGGCGAGGTTTAAAATATACAGAGGGGAGTTTTAACGTATCGTTGTTAGCTTATTACACTTATTGGTATTGGTTCAACGACAATATCACTATTAGCGGTGTTGGTGTCGAATTACAAGTATCAACAAAGAACGCAAACAACGTAAGTTCAACACCAAAATTGGTTGATGTTTGGAATAAGTTTTTGGAAATGTATCAAGGTTTAGAATGCAATAACATCGGTTTAAACCGTAAAGTATATAATATTGACGGAACTGTTTTTGTTGATTACTTTAACGGTGGTCAAAACTCAAATTACGTTAGCTTATTGCAGTTTTTACAAGATAATCCTACAGACTATCCAAACCCGCAACTTTACATGTTTGAATACGGCAGTAATTCTAATTCATTAGGTTTATGATAATCGCAAACGCTTTAAAGAGACCATTAAGCCGTTTAACCGCAAATATTACGTTATTAGGCACAGAAACGCCAAACGTACCGATAAAATACGGTTATGGTGACCAAAAAGAGCTAATTCAGTGGATTATAAACCAAAATAGCCGAGTAACACCCGAAAAATACCCATTAATTTGGTATGTTTTGAATGAGTTTACGGAGTTTCAAGGTTGTTATTCGGTCGACGCAAGGTTAGTTTTAATGGTGGATTCAAGGCTAAACGTTAACAATGAATGGCGAAACGACAATAGTTACACGGGTGTTTTGATGCCTTGTTGGGAAGTTGTAAAAAACGAACTAATAAGCAACCAATACATTCAAGTAATGGGAACTTTTGAAGACCAGTTCAAGTTAAAAACAGAACCAAACTACGGTTTATCAGATGGAGATTTAAAACAGTCCAATCCTAAAGGAGAACAAGCAGTAACTATTGATATAGTTGATTGTTTAGTTATAGATTTTAAAATGAAAATAAATATAAATTGTGTTAATTAATCAAAAAAAATAAAATAAAATGGCAGTATTAATAAATAATGTAAACTGTTCTACAACCCGAAAAGGGTTAGGATTGCCAGACTGTATAATTCAAGAGGGTAGACCGACTGGATTTATAGCAGTAAAAAAAGGATGGAGTATTTTACTTTCATCAGGAAGTTTTAACAAGACTTACATTCAATCAAAAGTAGCGGATGAGACATTTGCTCCCTTCGTTGGATGTGTAGAGTATACAGATAGCACACCCGAAGCAACCGTCGAAGAGTTTCAAGGCGGTGTTAAAAGTGTTGTTAGAAATGGATTGCCTGAATTTAACTTTAAATTCAAAAAAGGCTATGCGTTCCATTCAGCATCATACTCTTATAATTCATTCCAAGCTTATGACTATTTGTTAGTGTTTGCATCTGGTGCTATTATGGGTGCAAAATCAGCTGACGGACTTAGTTTAAAAGCGTTTGATGGTGGTATGTTAAATACTATGTCGTATAAATTTAATGATGGTACGGTAGGAGCATCTACGGGAGTAGGTTTTCAATTACTTTCAGACCGTGAGTTTAATTTAGACGGAGCGTTAATCGATTCATCAAACTTAGATATTAATGTAAATACTGAATTGTTTGGAATTGCCGATATTACTATTACGGGTACGGCGGATGTTTCAAATGGTACTATTGTAGTTACGCCAGTATTTACAGTTAATCCATCTATTGCTTTAACGGGTTGTGAAGCAGACAATTTTGGAATCACGGTAAGTGGTGTTGAAGACCCAATTGATGGAGCAGTTCCAGAAAGTCCATCAGGAACGTATACAATTACGCCAACCGCAACAATGACAACTTCTACACCAGTAGTGGTTAGATTAAGAAACGGTTCGGTAAATGTAGCACAAATTGTAAATAGATTTTACAAAGGAACGAGCGGTACAATTACACCAGTAGCATAAGTTTTTCATTTCTCTATTTAGTTAGGTAAAGCCCCGCCTTTAATTGGGCGGGGCTTACTTTTTTACATTAACATTTAAAACAATATTATGCAAAAGTTACAAATATTCAATGTTTCGATTAACGGACAAAAAGATATTGATTGGTTTACAAATCAAACACGAGAGAATCAAATTAACTGGGTTTTAAAGCACTCCAATCAAAAAAACGAATCAATGATTAACAATCTATTAGACAGCTTAGAAGTTACAAAGCAAGAGGGTTGTGTTGGTTGCGGTCAGTTAAGTAATAAAATTGAAAATCCTTTGAAAAATGGCGATAATATCAGCGAAAGAGTATCAGAAGAGGTTACAGTCAGTGATGAAGTTGTCGGTGTTGCAGGAAATGACAGCGGAACTAATACTAAAAGAGGAAAGCGCAATAAAAAATCTTAAAGAGCAAGATTTTTTAGAGGGCGATATTTACGGCAATGGTACATTAGTTAGATACCGCAGTAAAAATTACGAAATCTTTAAAGCTAATAAAAATCCAAAGGCTGGTGGTGCGGTCGATTTAATTGTAACGGGTCAATTTGTTGATGCGATGTATTTACTAAAGCCACGTGGAAATAAATATAAGTTCGGCAACACCGATAAAAAGAGAAACATTTTAAAAGAAATGTATGGAGATAATATTTTTGGATTAAACCAAGCCGTATTTAACAAATTCCAAAAAGAAATTATTGCACCGAGATTGATTAGAAAAATTAAAACAACTGCTAATATAGGGTAGCATATTATTAAGTAAAAAATTAAATAGAAATGAGCGAATTAAAAGTATTATCAAAAGAAGCGTTACAAGATTTAGAAAAAGCCAATAAATTATTAGGCGAAATGGTTGAAAAACAAAATCAATTAACAGAAGTTGATTATGTAAAATTATTAAGTGGTTTATATGACTTAAAAGAAGATGTTAATGTAGTTGGTCAAAAATGGAGAAACTTAACAAAAGAAAAACATTTTTGCATAATGAAAAACCAATCTGACTATAATTTTAGGCTTCACGTTCCAAGTATTTTAAACGACTTAATCGGAATGATTGAGCGTGGTGAATTAGTATTTGTTAATAATCAAAAACAGTAGCAATATGAGTGTAGTATATCCATATAACCAAGAACCCGAAAAAGATAAAAACACAAAAACTAAATCCAATGTAATACTTGAAATCGTTTGTTTCATTACAGGATTTTTAATCGGATTAACTGTATAGTATGCCAAAATTCAACCACATATCAAACATCCCGGCTAAAGTCTTTTTCGATATTCTTAAAACGAAAAACTACCAGCTACTAAAACCTAAACCAAAAGAAACGGGATTGGAGCAAATTTTCATTAGTATTTACGATTCGTTTTTTGAAATGTCCGACAACCAAGAGGCGAAAGACTATTTAAAAATCACAATGGAAATACACGTTTTAGAACATAAAATCAATGTTTTAAAATTAGCTTTGCATCATTATTACTACTCTTATCCTACTTATGTAGAAGCATTGGGAAAAGAAGAAGCGGAAAAAATACGATTAAAGTTTATTGAATCAGTTAAAATAGGCTACGGAATTGTAATTGATGCTAACAAACCATTCATTGATGAAGTACAACGTGTTTTGCAACGTGAAATCGGGATTTTAAACAACGAATTAAGTTTTGCTACTATTTCGATAGATGAATTTAACAAAGCCAACACGAATCAAAAAGAAACTACTTATTTTGATAAAGTCCTTAATATTTCAATGGCTTTACCACCAAACTTACAAATCAAACCTAATATGATGCTGGATGAATTTTGTGAGTGGCAAAAAACCGCAAACGCATATCAACAACAATTAAAATCAAATAACAAATGAGTGATTTTATAGAAGTTCTCAGTCCTAAAGCCTTATCCGATTTAGCTAAATTAAATACGGAACTTACTAATATTGTTAAAAATGTAGCAACAATTAACAGTTCTATGGCTTCAATTAGTTTGCCAAGCCAAGCCGATACTGCGTCTAAAAAATTAACTGATGAATATAAAAAGCAAGAGTTAACTATTCAGCAACTTCAACAAAAGTTACAGAAAGCGCACGACCAACAGCAAAAGAATTTAGAAAAAACCCGATTAGCGGAAATTCGTTTACAACAAGCGAGAGAGAAAGCATTTGATAAATACGAAAAACAATATCAAAGAGAACAAGCAAAACTAAATGCGTCGCAAAATCTTTATAATAAAGTACAAGCTAAATTAACCGCTTTACAAAACGAGTATAAAGGTTTAGCAACCAAAAAAGAACTCGGAATAACTTTAACTGACAAAGAAGAAAAAACTTATCAAAGACTAAGAGCGTCGATTGATAAGTATGATAAAGTTTTAAAAGGAGTTGACGCCACAATGGGCAAGCACCAACGAAAAGTTGGAGATTACGCAAGCGGTTTTAGTCCAATATCAAACTCAATTAATCAATTAACTCGTGAAATGCCAGCGTTTGCTAATTCTATGCAAACTGGATTTATGGCAATATCGAACAACTTACCAATTTTCTTTGATGCTATTAGCCAAGCAGTAAAACAGAATAAAGAATTACAAGCGCAAGGTCAGCCAACTGAATCGGTGTTTAAAAGTGTAGCGGGTGCTATATTTAGTGTTGGAACGGCTTTGAGTATTGGTGTTACCTTATTAACTGTTTACGGAAAAGATATTGTAGAATTTTTCACTGGTGCGACTGATGTTGTAGACGAGTTTAACAATAGCGTTAATGAAATCGAAAGTACGTTTACTGAACGTGCGGTTAAGTTAAAAGTTGTTTCCGATGTATTAAATGATACAAGTAGTTCGCAACAACAATTAAACGACGCTTTGAAAGTCGCTAAAGACGAGGGCGTGTCATTAAACGCTATTGAACAAGCGAGAAGCGGGAATTTAGCGTTGATTAATAAAGAAATGACACAACTTATTGATTTATCAATTAAACGTGCTAAAGCTGACAAAATCGTCTCTTTATTAGTTGAAAACGAAATAGCGCAAGATAAATTAAAACTTGAATCGAGAGAAAACTACAACAAAGGCTATCGAAAACTTTTGCGCAGTATGGGTCAATTTGGAATGAGTGTTGATGCACAAATAAATAAAAATTCAGTTGAAACACTAAAAGAACTTGAAAAACAAAATGTTGAATATTATAAAATGCTCCGAGAATTAGGATTGTCGAATTTAGTAGATGATGAAAAAGTTGGAAAGGAGAAAAAAGAAGCGCAAAGGGATTTTCTAAAAGACAAATACGAAGCCGAAAAATCATCAAAAGAATTAGAGTTAAAAACAATTAATGAGTTTTTGGTTGATGAATCAAAACAATGGTTTAACCGACTTGAAGCATTGGAATTGTACCGAAAAAAGAAAAACGAAATTATCGCACTAACTTATAATGAGGAAATGAGATTGGCAAAAGACAATCAATATTTACAAAAAATAGCATTAAACAAGTTTTTAAGCGAAAGTTTAGATGTTATTAATGACTATGCGAAACAAAGAAATGAAATCCTTAATAATGTAGACGATTATATTAACTCGATTGGTGAGGGTGCAAAAATCATAAGCGACCAAACAAAAGCCGAAGCATTAAAGTTTGTTGATGGGCTTTTAGAGTTGGTTGATGAAATAGGAGAAACCGCAGAAAAGGTGCAAAAACAAATTGATGATTTATTAAATGGGTTTTTAAATGATTTTGCAAAAGATTCGGGTTTTCCTACATTATTTAAAGTTCTTAACGGCGAAATAATCGGTTTTGGCGACAATTGGAAAACTACATTTGTTGCAATGGCAGAAATCGCACAAGAAGCGTTCGCTTTTATTTCCGAAGCATCAAACCAACGCTTTCAAAATGAATACGATAATTTAGCACGTCAAAAAGAAATAGCTTTATTATTCGCTGGTGAATCGGCAAGCGGTCGTGAAGCAATTGAAAAACAATACGATGATAGGGTAAGACAAATCAGACGACGTGAAGCAAGGGCGAAAAAAGCGCAAGCAATCTTTGATATTGGAATCAATACTGCTCAAGCTATTATGGCAACTTTAGGTAAAACTGGATTTGCTGGACTACCAACCGCTTTAATCGTTGGTAGTATCGGAGCGATTCAAGCGGGTATTGTTGCAAGTCAGAAAATCCCCGAGTTTTGGACTGGTGTAGAGAACTCAAATTATGAGGGCTGGGCTACTAAAGACGAAAGAGGTGCCGAACTGCATTTCGATAAAAAAGGAAATATTAAAGATTTTGGTCAAAATAAAGGAGCAAAATATACTTATGTAGAAAAAGGAGACACAATTTTAGACGCTAAAAAAACTATTCAAACTAAAAAAATAATGGATTCTTTAATGTTTAATCAGTCGCTTAATTCCTTGCTTACAGATAACGCTATTTTACCGCCAAAAATGGAGTTTAATAATAACAATAAAGACGTTGAAAGAGAAATTAGAAATTTGAATAATACAGTTGCGAATAAAGAGGGTGTTGTTATTCAATTTAATGAAACTGGGTTTAAAAAGTATCTTAAAAACGGGAACTCTTTAAAAGAAATCGAAAATAAAAGGTTTACAGGTGTTGGTAGTAGTGTTTAGAATGATTATAAATTAAGTTTGATGTGTAGCGATTAAATATATTTTTGTATTTTTGATTAACTAAATAATTGAAAAATGGAGAAATTAAAAGACTTCGTATTCGGAGCAAACATAGTGTCTTATGGTTTATGTTTTTGCATTGGGTTTTTAATGATTGCTGATGCAATAATGAAAACAGTCATAAACGATGCACTTATTTTACAATCGTTCCTTATATCATTATCGTCGGTAGTTATTACTTCTGTGGGTAATTTTTTTCTACAAGATTAGATTTAATTTACTATATTTGAAAGTCGAACTTGAGTTTTCATAATTAAAAATGGTTTTAATCCCTAATGAATTTATTTTGTTAGGGATTTTTTTATATTTTTGTGCTATGGCAAACAATCCAATTGATACAGATGCATTTAAACACGAATTACAATTCGCTGACTTCAATAGCAATTGGTATGAGATTTGTGAGCCTATTGGTTTTGATGGTGCGGAGTTTATCATTGAGCAAAATTCGGGGCGTTACGCAAGGGATATTGTAAAGTTTGCCGTAGATAAATTAAAGTTTGTACTTGCAAATAGTTTCGTGCCACGAGAACCGCAACAAACAAACCCACAAGGCGACTATTCCGAGTATTTAGATTACGGTTTAGGTTGGTTATTACCAGCGATTAAATTAAAAGGTTTTGAAGCTAAAGTTTATTACAGATTATCCGCAAACGGTGTAATTCTTAGAACATTTCAATTAGATTTTACTTCCGAACCTCTTACCGATGGGAAAACATATGTTGAATGTATGTTAATCGATAACGGCACGGTAATGAGTGTTAAACGAACCCTTGAAAGCAAATTCAATGCATTTAGCGATAAAGATTGGAGTGGAAATACAATAACTCCGATTAATACGTTTAATTATTTAAAACGCGCAACAATTGTAAATACAGAATCATCATTTAAACTAAATGAACCTTATACATTTGCGGTTAATTCAGCCTTAACTTCCGAAACATTAACGGGTTTCAATCCATCTATACCCGACAAACAAGAAATAAATAACGCTCTTTATTGGTTTGAACCTAGAATTGATACGGCCGATTTTCTTGATTTTGCATCATTTGGATTAATAAAGTTTCAAAAACAAACTTTTAACGTAAAGGTTGAACAAGATATTAAAATATCATACGACGTAGTTCAAGAAAGCGGTTTTGAGGGTTCTGGGCGTGTTGCGTTGTATTTGTATTTAGGAAATGATGTTTCTTTGGGAAATTTAGTTCATACTTTTTATGAAGATTCTTGGTCAAGTGGAGTTGTTAAAACCGTAAACTACGAAGCTAATTTGAGTTTTACTATTCCAATAGCGCAAGTTAATCAACGCCTTTATTTGTTTTGGTTTAGTTTTGGTATAGCAGACTGTAATATTTATGGAGCACTTCAAAGATATAACACTAAAATAACCGCTGGCGAAAAAGCCTTTGACCAAGTAATGAAAGCATTTCGATGGGTTGATTTATTAAAACAAGCATCAAAATTCAAAGGAAATTTACCCGTTAACGCACAGCTTTTTGAAAACGGCGGAACTCATTACAACAATGCAGTTTTCAATAAACGAATGATGACGTCTCGAACGGATTATTTTTACATAACGCCAAAAGATTGTTTTGAAAGCGTTCAAGAAGTGAACTGTGACTACGAAATAAATGAGGATAGTATTTTCGTTGACCATCAAACGGGATTTTATAAAAACATCGAGATAGGTTCGTTCGTTGAAATTCCATCGAGCGACTATTCAGAACCCGAAAACAAACGGGCGCAAGTTAATAAAGGCACGTTTGCGTATTCGGTTTATGAACAAGACCGCACAACAACTGGCACAAGTTCGGGAGTACATACTGAAATGGAACTTAGAATATTAAATGAATCAGTTGAAAACTCATTAGATAGAAAAATAAAATTCTCACGTGACCCGTTAGCGTCGCAAAAAGCTATTGATTTAGAAATAACTACTCCAACAACGGCAACCGAAGACGACAATAATGTGTACATTGAAAGGTTTGTATCGTTAGCACCAAACAGTTTTGGAGAAATACCCGCATTTTTAGCAATGCGGTTGATTGATGGTAGATTAGAAATATTAAACATTGATAGCGATGGAGACGTTTCTAATTTTTCATTCACGTGGACAAATAAAGGAATAAACGTTGGAAATATCGTTCAAATTACCACTGGTCAAAACGTCGGTTTTTATACCGTTTTTGCAATCGAACCAAATAAAATTACACTAACACCCAATGCGGGAACGGTAATTACGTTTAGTGGAGATGGTTTCATTAATTTGAAATACTACTATACTAATGTTCAATATCAAACTCAAACTAATCAGGGATTCAGTTTAATTGAGAATATTAGTAACACGTTTAGTAATTTATTTTATACTATTAAACGAAACCTACAAAACTATTTCAGCGAACATTTAGCAATGATAATGTATTACGCTCAAAAAGATATTGTAGTGGCTAAACCTCCGATAAACGAAAACTGCACAACACAATTAACAACGGAACCCCAGCCAGTAATCGAAAACGCACCGATAACATTCGACTCGTTACCTAATCCTTTAATCACTCCAAAAATGTATAACGGGGTGATGGTTGCTGATTATAACGATGTGGTTAATTATTTGAACGCTTATAAAGTCAATCGTGGATTTATTCGGGTTGAAAATATTGATAGCGAAATTAAAAGAGTATTCCCTCAAGAATTCAAGTATAGCATTTCAACCCGACAATTAGAATTAAAAGCCGAAGTGCAATTTGAAACGATTAATCTAACTTTAAATGGTACAAAATCGGAGTTATTTGTAAACGGTGCGCCTTACAATTTCAACGATAATTTTGGTTGGTGGAAACTATCAAATGAATATTTAAAACTGTATGATGAAAATTCACGACCAATCACTAACGAATATCATTTTAATTTAGTAATTTTGAACGGTGTAACTTTTGAAACCCGTGAGGAATTAGAAAGCGCATTGGTAAATTTAACTTAAAATAGAGAGAAAATGTGTCTTTTAAATGAAAAAATAGAGTTGGTAGAAAAAAATGTAGAAAAAAACACATTCGCATCATTTGAGGACTTTTCTTATTTATCTAATTATTTCCCAAATGTTTTTTCAATATTGTCTGATACATTGAAAAAAGAATTGATAAACGAAAGGGATTATTTTAAAAATAATTTCATTAATGTTATTGATTTTAATTTATTTATAGCTAATTTAAAAAAAGAAAATATACGCTTATTTAACTAAATGGACTACTCATTCGTAAAATTTTATAAATCGCTATCAGCAGCGGTGCAGAATGAAAATCAACCAATCGTTGATAGTAGTCTTATGTATACGGGTTTTTTAGCAGTTCCAACGAAAAAAACAATCGCACAAACAACTAATTCAGATACAAATATTTCATTTGTTGGGGATATTCAAGTAGATTTAGTTGATAGTTGCGGTACAGTAGTTTTAAACGTTGACGATAAATTTTACTATAATAGTTTCCAAGATGCAAACGGTATTTTCCAAATCAACTGGGAGTTTGGGTATGTTAATCAAGATTTTTACACCAAACCACTACATATAAAAATTACCGACACGTCAAATCAAAATGTATGGTTTAGCAATGCTATTTTAGTGACTGATTATAATTCGCATCTGTTTTTAGAAGCGGTTTATTGGAGTGATAAAAAAATATTTGGTATTAGTTATGATTTAACAAGTGGTTATAAGCAACGTGTATTTATTAGAAATGCTTTCGATAACACGCCACAAGGCAAATATAGTCAAGGCTCATACACGCAAACTAACGGACGTGAAGTAAATTTCAATGCTATTATTACTGATTTAAACCAATATATTTTCGATTCGATTGACAAGTTTATGGATACTCGAATTAAAAGAATGTTTGCGCATCCAAATTTAGTTTTGAACGGTCAATTTCACACTGTAAATTTAGCAACTTATAAAACCGCCGAAAGACTAGGTAATTCCAACTTAATGAGAGCCGAGTTTTTAGCTAATCCGCAAGGCAGTTTTTATACTTACCAAAACCAATTAACACCGCTTTTAGAATTGATTGAGTTGTTTGTTCCGAATGGCTCAATATTCTCACGAGACAATGACCCAACAAGTGGTGGGCAGTTTAACGCTAAATTCTCAACCATTATACCGAGCGGGTTTTACGGAAGTGCACAACTTTATTTAAACGATACGCTTATTGAAAGTTGTTTGGTAAATGGCGAAGATAGTCAATTTGTAAACCTTTCTTTTCCCGATTCATTTTTAGGTAGTGGATTACCTTTAAACGGTCAATACTATATTGTATTTCCATCCATAACAGATGTGAACGGTCAAGTGTTTAGCGGAATTGTTTTTGGTGATTGGGGATTTACGGTAGCTGATGGAGATTTTAACAGTGGCGATTTTAACGGTAATGATTTCTTTATAAATTAAAAAATATGAGTACAAAGACACAAATAGAAACAAGTATCACGACAAATTTAGCAAGTGCTAGCGATATTTTAGCAAGTGAAGTTAGAGAAACATTAGAGCTGATTGTTGATAATCTTTACCCAACCTCAGTAACAGACAACAATACTACAGAAACCTACACAACAAAAGCGGGTACAAATATAACCTACGCAATTACGTTGTTTAAGCAAGGTAATTTTCCAGCTATTAAAGGAACGATTACAAACTCAACTTTCTCAACACTTAGCAGTCAAAATGTATTTACGTGGAAAGATAACGAGTACAAGCCAAAAACGGGTTTAACATATTTGTTTGATGCCGTTCAAGGCTCAACTAAAGTAAGATGTTTTATAAACAACAACGTTTTAGCTATAACGTCACCAATGCCAACGGGTACGTTTTCAATTGATAATTTTCAACTTTATATCGCACAAGATTAAAAATATAATATTATGGCAATAGGACAAGCAGTATTAACAGACCAAATATCAGCGGTGTATAATGAGAATTTGTTACCACCGTTTGCAAAATTCAACGATTTATACACGTGGAATATTACTGATGGTACAAGTGCAGTAATTGAAAACAACTCATTACGTAGAGCATACGGAAAAAGAAGTATGCTAACAACATTCACTGGTACTGATGAAACAACGTTTAATGCTACGGGCGATGCTTTGTTAACAACTGCGCCTTACGATGGAGTTTATACTATTGGTATGGCTTTTTGGATGGATACGGATTACGAAGATTCGGAAGTGGCATTCACAATAGTTGCAGATGTTAACGGTATTCCAAGCGATTTAACAACCTACCAAGCTGATTTAAAAGCTTCAGAGGGTTTTGTATTTGGCAAATGGAATGTTTACTTGCAAAAAATTGAACTTGCAAAAGATGACGAGGTTAATTTTACATTTAAAGTAAGTTCCGATACCATCGGGGTTAAATTGTTTGCTGATTTGTTTACATTAAGTGTAGATGATAAAAAAGAGGGTTTAATTGCCCGATATATTGCACCCTATGAAAAATCAATTGTTTGGCAGTCTCGAGTTGACACAACCAACACTCAAAATATTTCAGCAGATACCGAGACTAATTTTGGTTTTACTGGAACAAGTGAAAGTAACGACTCAACAACACTACTCACAACAACTGGATTAATTACACCAACAAAAGTAAACAACGTAATAACAGTAAATTACTATTTTGATTTTGATGCTCCAAGCGGTACAGATAGATTTGTAGACGTGTTAATCAAAGTAAATTCTATTACTTATCGAGGTGTAACTTCAACTCTTAGCAAAACAGCTGGTCAAACTGAAAGAGTAAGCGGTTCTTTTACTTTACCAGTTGGAACGGATTTTAAAACATACGGTGCACAAATTACAATAACATCGAGTGAAGCGATTGTAATTGAAAACCGATATATTTGTGTAATCGAACAAACAAACGTAGAATAATGACACTAACAATAGAAAAAAACGGTCCTCGAGATTTTACTCACTTTACGGAGTATGCAAATATGACGTTTAGTAACTACTCAATGGTTTTAAATAACACAAATCAAGATGTAATTATAATGCAACGAAACGGTTCATCGTTTCCAAATAGTGCTGTACCGATTGCAGATGTATTTTTTAAAGACAATACCGATGGCGGAGTAGTTGAATCATTTGCATCAACTCAATTATTAAATACAAGATTAAGAGCAGTTGATTATAATGGATTAGTTGAGCCGAGTGGTGGGGGTTCGGGTGCGGTTAGTTCAGTTTTTACTCGAACTGGTGCAGTAACGGCACAAAGCGGTGACTACAATACTGGTCAAGTTACAGAGGTTACAAACAAAAAATACGTTACTGATGCTCAATTAACCGTAATAGGGAATACAAGCGGTACAAATACTGGCGACCAAGACCTTAGTGGGTACGCTCCGTTAGCATCACCAACATTTACGGGAATACCAAGCGCACCAACACCAAGCCCAAACGATAATAGTACTAAGTTAGCAACTACAGCTTATGTTGATGCTGGATTAGCTACAAAATCAACCAAAACCCGAATATTCCTAACATCCGACATAACAAATGGAACGGTGGCAGATACAGATGTAACGGGATTTACTTTTACATTACCAGCTTCGGGTAAAGTTGACTTCACAGTATGTTTGCCGTTTAGTGCTGGAGCAAATACAACTGGTATAAATGTAGGTGTTAAAGTAGTTACGGGTGTTGGTGCTAATGGAAACGTATTGGGTAACGTAAGAACTAAAACACGTTTAAGCACAACAACAACATTTCCCGTATTAAACATTGTTGACCAAGGCGCAAACGCAACGGTAAGTTACGGAGCAATGAGCGGGGTGTCAACGGCTGGTGTTACTAACTTTTCAGAAGTAAACTGTGACTTAACCAATTTAGCAACCAACACAAGCGTAACAGTTCAAATTGTTTTTGCCTCAGAAGTTGGTAGTTCGGATGTAATTGTGAAAAGAGGTGCATCTATGATTATTAATAGTTAATATATGCCGATAATTAGAAGTTTAGCGGGTGAGCATATAAAGGTAGTAATGGACGGTAATTCATTAACTGCATCAAATAATCAGTATATTTCAACACGTATAGCAACCGCCTTAACACCTTTAGTTGCAAGTGTAGAAATGGTTAGTTTGGGCGTTAGTGGTCAACGGTTACAAACAATGTTCAATAACGCTCCTAACGGGGTTTATACATTAGTTAATCCATCGAAGTACAATATTTTAATTGTCAATGAAGATGCCAACGGAATGTATCAGGATGATTATTCCGAGTACCGACAGTTACAATTAATGAATCAGTATATTAGCGGTGCATATCGTGCTAAATACAATGCGGTTATTAGCTGGAATGGTTACTATGCAAGAACGCCATTCGATTTATTTGTTCCAACGGCCAACGATTTGTTATGTTTTAAAAATTATTGTAATTTAGCCAATACAGAGGGTAAGTTGTATAGTAATGTAAACGTTGATATGCGATTGTGTCCAACAGTTGGCGGAGAAGAAAACCAACCTCAAAACCCAATCGTAAATATTGATTATTTGCACTTAAACAACATAGGAAATAATGAAGTTGCAGATAGATTAATATCAAACGGATTCAATGTATTATTCACTTTTTAAACTATAAACACAATGAACGAACAAGAACACGATTTAGTAATTACATTTACTACCGAGCCAAACGAAAAACAATTGGAATCAGTAAAAGATTTTGTAAAAGGATATGAGTTATCGAACCCAAATGCGAAAGTTTTAGTAATAACTCCACGTCCACCAAGACCATAATTTTATGATTCGTGCAATACCAATATTATTAATGGCGTATGCGTTTGTATGCGCTTTACTATTCGGAAGTCCGTTTTTAGTCAATAATGTAAAACTACTTACACTCATTGATACGATACTTTTTGTAATAGCGACTATTGATATTGCACGGAATTATTCAAAGTACATTAAAACCTCTGTAAATTGCTATTTCGGGTGTTTAGCGTTCTTATTTTTAGAGCGAACGGATATAGTTTTTACTTTGAGCGATTTTTGGTATTTAAGTTTGTATTATTTTATTATTTTTGTTGTAGTTGTAAAATCGGTAATTGATAATAAAAGAAAGTGAAGATTTTAAAAGATACATTAATGGTAAACGGTAAATGGTCACTAAAAAGACTGCAAGTTTTTAGTGCTTTTTGGGTTGTTGTGGTTTACATTTTTATGCCAGCTTTTATACCTACATTCCCAGTCAATGAGTTTGCCGTTGCATCAATATTAGCGTTAGGTGGTTTTACTGCGTACAGAATACAAAAAAAGAATGAAAACGAAATAACTGAAAATATAAGCGAGTAATGACACAAGAGCAAAAAGACATTCAACTAATAAAAGACGATATTAAGTCTATTAGAGTGCATTTAGATAATATTAAAACTAATCAAGAAACTTTAAAAACTAATAAAGAAGTTGCTGAAAAGAAAATCGATTTAATCTACAATACACTTACCAACAATGAATTTAACGGCCATAACGGTTTTGTTACTCGATTGAACAGTTTAGAGAAAACCGTACTAATGCATGAAACATTTTGGAAAGCATTTTTTTGGTTATTTGGTAGTACGGTGTTTATTGGTTTAATGTTTAAATTTTTTATAAAACCTTAGTTATGGATGCAATCACGCTCGAAAGAATTAAACTAATCCACCCCGACAAAAAGGATGAATTAAAACGGATTTACCTAGCTATTAACAATCTATTGCCGAAAGGCGTAAGATTGCGATTTACACACACATTGCGAACCATTGAGGAACAAAACTATTTATACTCACAAGGTAGAACCCGAAACGGGTATATTGTAACTAATGCAAAAGGCGGTCAATCGATACATAATTTTGGGTTGGCAATTGATATTGTTATACTGCTTGATGAAGATGGAAACGGAACTTTTGAAAAAGCAGTTTGGAATGGAAAGCATTTTGATACAGTTGTTTCGGAACTTAAAAAATACGGTTTTGAATGGGGTGGCGATTGGAAGTTTAAAGACGCTCCGCATTTTCAGTATAAAAAAGATAATGGAAGTAGCTATAAATGGCAAGAACTAAAAGCGTTGTTAGATAGCGGTCAATTGGTTAAAAGCAATGGTTTTAATTATCCGAAAATATGATTTACGTAATATCAATTATATATATTATTATCTTTTTATCTATTTTTGATGAATAGGTGTTATATTTGAAAAGCGGATGCCGAAAAGCTAATAGAGTAGGCTTAACCATTGAAAAAAAAGAAAAATGGTAACTTATTTCAACAGAAAAGATTTAGTAAATTTTGGGCAATACTTATTGTCTGAGGAAAGAGAAGAAAAAATCAAAGAAAGATATAATCCAGAGGATAATATTTCATTAGATGAAAGGCTTCGAGAAGTTTATCACTCAGATGTAGAAAACTTTTTAGAATCATTGAAAAAAGAATCTTGACAATATCTTACTAAATTAACCCGTTCTATTTTAGTTCGGGTTTTTTATTTTTAATCATTCTAAACTACTAAAAAAGTTTGTTTATTAGATTTTAGTTTTTAATTTAGCGTTCTAACATTAAATCATTTTTTATGAAAAAACTATTATTTATTTTTATTATTGGATTCACATCTTTGTCGTTTAGTCAAGAAATTAGACTAACCGACCCATCGCAAAGAGTTGCTACACCATCACAAGCCGAAGAACTAAACGAAATGGTGAAAGATTTTGAAGAAAACACAGACAACGCAAAAAGCAAAAAATGTAAAATAATTTCAAAAAGTTATAATTATATAGCTGGTAACGGCGGTCCACAAACTTGCACAACATATCAGCTAGAGTGCGAGGGAGTTAGCGGTAGTGTTTGGGCTGTTCAAACTTATAATGGGACTTGGATTTGGTCGTATCCTTGGACTGCTCCTAATGGTCAAAGCGTATTGGCTGTTCCTTTTCCTTGCAATTAGATTTTCATTATTTTTAGATTTAGAACCCTCGCACCTCGTGAGGGTTTTTTATTTATACCAACTCTAAATTAACTCCGTTTGCATTTTGTATTGATTTTTTCATTACATTTGCTATTATTAATTTTAAATAGAGAGTTATGGAAGCAGTAAAAATGTTTAACTTAGAGTTGCAAAAATTAGAAAAAAGTTTTTTAGAATCATTAAGAACTATAAAAGTAGAGCTATCACAAGAAGCGGTTTGCAATATAAGTGATAATGTAATAGAATTAGGTATTTTGGCTCCAAAAGAAAAACAAGAAAAAGGATATAAAATATTATTTGGTTCTGAAATAGATTTGTATTGTGCAAATAAATCTATTTTACGTAATAAAGAAAATACAATTAATTTTGGAACTTCTGGAAGTTTTACTCCTAACGATAAAAGTAGTTATTGGAGGATTGTTCACGCATATTCAGTATTAAAAAAATGGAATAAAGTTAGCGAAACAGTCAATTCACATTGTAAGATGTATTCTGAATTATTTGATAATTATAAAAACCAATAACCTATGAACCTAAAAAACGGAATGAAAGTATTTGCAGACTGCGAAGTTAATAGCGACAGACTGACAAGAAATAAACGCTACACAATTATAGAAACGACTAATCGTGATGATTTATTTTATATAAAAAATGATTTTGGAGATACTATACCTTGCGTTCTAAATGGTTGTAGTTGGTTAAAAGGCGGTAACTGGCAAATAGCCGAACCCGAAAACTCTCAATTTCAATTTCGCTTAAAATCAAAACGCAAAAAAGCCATACAAAACCACCGAAAAAACAACACTAATTACACGTCAGATAGCGCTTACATACTTGCGCTTATTGATGCGGATATTGAGAAATTTAAAAATAAATAATTATGAAATTAGAAGAGAAAGACATCCGAGTGGGTAATTTATTAAAACCTTTATCTTTAGGAGAATTAGAGCATGTTGCAAAAGTAACTTGTATTATTACTGATACAATTGGGATTGAGTTGATAGATGAAAATTATGAGGAATATTTATCAACTCGGAACGATGTAGATATTAAAAATTTACGTGGCATAGAATTAACCGAAGATTGGTTGGTTCGTTGTGGTTTTGTTTATAAAGAGCAAGTAATCGAAAATCAGTACGAAAAGTTTGATAGGTACATTTGGCACAATCCAAATAGAAGCAAGCCGAATTATGAAGTTCATTTTATTGAAAGTTGTTACGGTGGTCAATTCCATAAGGAAATAGTTTATTCTTTTGATATTGAAGAAAGACAACGAGTATTTCAAACTGACTACGTACATAATTTACAAAATCATTTTCAAATATCAATGGGCGAAGAACTAACAATTAAAACCGAGTAATTATGAAATTAACAGGAATAGCAAAGGAGAGGTTTTTAGATTATTATTGGAAAAACTATATAGGCAAAACACGATTTTTAAATCAGAAATCAGAAACAGAGGATTTTTTTGATTCATTGTATCCTGTTTTTAAAACCGCATTGATTATTGATTGGTTTAGAGAATTTGTAGGTTACGAAATAAAAGCTACATCATGGAAAAATGTAAATGAAATAGTTTACTATTTTTCTTGTGAAAAAGTTGGAGAACCATCGAAATATAATTCTAATGAATGTACTGCTAAAAGCCATAAAGAAGCCATCGAATCCGCAATTATAAAGGCAAATGAAATTTTTAATGAATTAAATAAATAAGAGAGATGAATATAATAACAAAATACAAAGTTTATGAACTCAACAATGTTTTGGGAAGTTCACGACACAAAGCACTTGAAGAGGTTGGGTTTAATAATGGTAATAACTTCGATACAGAAGAAGAAGCTATTAAAGCAATTGTAGATGCTGAAAAGTTCTACGAAGATTACGTTATTTTAAAAACAGTTTATATAAATAATTTTTAATATGAAAAAATCAATCACCCTATTAACCGCTCTACTATTAATCAGTTGTGGAACAAGAAAAGAAATACCAATTATTATTGGATATTACAATGAGAATGGAAATTCAGATGAATTTTACTGCGATTCCATACAAAGGAATAATTATGGAATAACCGCTTTTAAAGACGGATTAAAAATAGAATTAAGTAACTCAGATTTTAAATCAATAGCTTTTAATAATAACCGCTAAAAAATTATACAGATGAAAGAAATTAAAAACACCACAAAAGAATTAAAACCATATATCGGTAAAAAAATAACGATACATATAAAAAATCGTTCCGATCCTAAAACGGGTATTTTAGAAGAAATTGTTAGAAAGCAAATTCATATGTGCGGTGATTGGTTTAGCATGAGTAATTTAAGTAAAGTTTTAGGAATTTTTACACTATTATTTTTTGTTTCGTGTGGCACAAGACGAACAAACAAATCTTTAACCAAATCCGAAAGCGAAACTAAAACGGAAATTGCAATAGTTGATAAAACGGTAACGGAAACGAAAGAGGAAACCAATGTAAATGTTTCAACCAAAACCGAAATAAATAAGGAAACGAACGAAACAATCAAAACTACTAACGTTAAGCCAATTGACAATACAAAACCAGCAATTTACAAAGACGCTAAAGGCAATGTAATTGATTTAACCAACTCCGAACTCACAACAACAGAAACGATACGTAAAGCTAAAGAAACGGTAAAAGATAGTGCAGTGGTCGGAAAAAACGAGAAGTTGTCTAAAAACGAAGAAAATGACCTAAATATTAAAGGTAAGAACGAAACCGAAGCGAGCGATTTGAATAAAAACGGAAATACACATCGAACCAACGTTGGAAAATGGTGGCAATGGTTAATTTTTGTCGGACTTGTTATTGGTTTGTTTTGGTGGGTTTGGTGGAGTAAAAGAAAGGTTGAGGAGAAAAGTAGTATTAATTAAATAAATTTAAAAATGGAAAAATTAGGTGAAGTTATAGTTATTTTGTGTGTAGCGTGTGTTTTATTATTTTGGGGATGTTACGAGTTAGTTGATTGGTTGTTTATTGATGATGCTATAAAATGTAGTAAACCAATAACTCCAGAAATACAATTAGTTGTAAAAAGAACGTTGTAGATACTATTTATGTTTATAGACAGCCTTAAAAATTAACGTATTTAATAATTACCTAAACCATCCTAACCGATGATTTTTTATTTAGAATCAATATAAATTACTCTATTAATTAAAAATAAATTAAATTAATACAAATTAATTAAAATAACTTTTATATATTTGCTCTATCAAATTATAGCAATTAAAAAATAGAGATTATGGAAACTAAAATCAAAGACCTTATTGAAAAATCAGAACTAAACCAAATGCAGAAAAATATTGCAAAAGGATTTATTGACAGAGCGACCGCTTTTGAGGAAGAAAATAAACAAACTGTTGATTTAATAAAGTCATTAGAATATAAATTGCATTCAATTAAAAAAGTTTGTATTAAAACTGAAAACTATATAATCTATCAATTAACACCTAATGAAAAAGACGAATGGAGTATAAAATATCCATTCAGAAGCATAATCAAATCAAAAGATAATTGGTTTAAAACAAGCATGGTTTCGCATAATATTGATGTAGCCGTGTTAGTTGCTTTGCAAGAACTTTATTTAGGAGCAAACAGTGATTTTGCAGACTTTTCAATGAAAATATTAGAAATACCTCAATTAGATTAATTATGAACAATAAACCAAAAAACGAACGAAACGCAGGCAAAAAGCCAAAGTACAAAGAGGGTGTAGAAACGTGTAAAATACACCCCTTAATCCCTAAACAAGTCAGAAAACAATGTTTAGAAGCTATTGAGAAAATTGTTGAACCTTTTAAAAATTAAAGATATGAAAATTTCAGAATTAAAAATAAACGACAAATTACAACACGGAGTTAAAGGCGAAATGACCGTAGTTGATGTCACAAAAAGAACTGTAACATTTGTACATAAATTTGGCACAACTAAGATTACATACAGAAACAACGACGCTAATGTTTATCCATCAGATTTTTAAGCTATGATACATTCAGACGACCAATTATGGCGCAAAGATTCGCCAACGCAACAAGTAGACGAAACTCCACAATACGCCTATCGACTAAACATTGATAACGGTGCGGATTTTGACCAAAACTACGACACGCCCTACACTTACGACGAGTGTGTTAATTTAGTAAAAATCAAAATGTATAACCCCGATTCAGCAGAAAATATATCAATTGAAAGATATATGTTAAATGGCGATGAAATTATTAGCGTTTACGATTTTAATAGAGCGAAGTGGTTAAAATTTAGTTTGCAGTATTTAGAATTAATTGACTTGCGAGAGGCATTTGATTTAAGTTCCGACCAAGTTTTAGAAATGAATCAGTTGAAAAAGTATTTAGATTTTAAAAGACGGTAGTTATGGATGTTTATTATAAGGTAATTACTGTTTGGTGTGATTATCCCTTTCAAGATGTAGTTGATTACAAGTATGTTGAATTTTATACAAAAACAAAAAGCAAAGGGAGTAAACGGTACAAAAAAATAGATGACATTCCTTTTGAAAAAAATACAACTTTAGTAACAAAAATGCCTTTTTTAAAAGAAAAACTAAAACAGTCAAAAATTACATTGATTAAATTAAAATTTTAAATTATGAAAAAACTATTAAGCTATCTTTTCGGGTGGATGCTTTCCAACGACGAGAAAAAAGACCACGTAAACGGATGTTTACAATTGATTTGCAAAGACCACGATTATCAAACGCAAATATTGATTTTTGAGCTATTAGAAGCGGAGTTTGTTGTTAAAATGATGCAGAGCAAAGAAAAAGAATTAAAATTGATTAGCGATGCTAAAAAGAATGTTTCTATTATTGATAGGTTTTTGAAAGCGGATGCGGTTGCGGAAATTAAAGTTATTGACCCAGTATTTGAACAACCAATTAAAACAAATTAGAAATTATGAACATTAAAGACTACAAAAAAACAGATAATTTTCAACCCGTTGCAATGAAATGCACAGAGAAACAATTCAATGAAATGAAGCCGATACTTGAGGGGTTTGGTATTAAAATTAGCCATACAATTGGAAATTTTAAAAGATTTACTTATTTAACAAATTTTAATATGGGTATTAAAAATCGAGTAAATAATGTTGAGAATCCATTGCACGAAGATTTTAAAAGAGATAAAATCCCCTACAACCAAGAATCGTTTTTAAAAGCGTGCGGTATTGAGCGCATTAAATATCCCGAAATCAACCTATCAAAAATAACACCTGATTTAATCCGTGAACTAAACAAAGACCCAAACATTCACAATATTTTAGTGAAAGAGGGGGTTATTAAGCCGAAGTTTGAAGCAAGAAGGTGGTATAAATTTAAAAACGCTCTTTGTTTTTATGAATCAAAAGAAAAACAATATGGGATTCATAATGATGGTTCTTGGATTGAAAAATGCTGCTGGCTTAATTATGATGTATTAGGAGATAATGAGAATTGGATTCAAGCCACCCCAGCCGAAGTAATCGAAAGGCTAAAAGCCGAAGCGGTTAAGAAGGGATTTGTTGAGGGTGCAAAAGTAAAAAGTTTATGGAAAGATAGTGTTGGAACTTTAGATTTAGGATTTAAAACTGATTTACAAGAAAATGGTTTTTGGATGGGTGGATATTGCTTAATGAAAAACGGCATTTGGGCAACCATAATCAACGAACCCAAACCCGCCTATATCCAAGTACCAATATCGGAAATAGACAACCTTAGTTCTAAAAAATTAGGTCGATTTGTTAAGGAGTTGAGAGAGAATTATTAATTGTTAAAATTATAGAGTTATGGAAATATTAAAATCATTTAAAGCAGATGTTAAAGAAACAGATTTAAAATATGGCACGGTTTCTTTTGCAAGTTGGGAGCGATTAAAACCATTTTTAAACACCGCTTTATCTATAACAGAGAAAGAAGAAATAGTAGGTATTAGGATTGATAAAGATGGAATTACGGCTAAAATAGAATATAAACATTAACCAACCCCGCCACCGCTTAACAATGTGGCGGGTTAAAAAAGTATAGTATGTACGATATCGACTTTTCAAAATTATACACGGTTGAAAGAATGGCACATTTGCTAAATTTAACAAAAGTCGCTATTCAATACCGAATCAAACAAAAGTTTATTAATCCCGAAGCTATTAAAGGAAATGTTCACTATTACAATGAGAATGATTTTTCAATTATTAGAAACTTTAATAGCGTTGCGGTTAACAAAAACAAATTAGGGCCTTTCGAGGTTATCTACGTAACACAAACTTATCACATTTATAATAGCAAAATTAATTATGAAAACTAAACCCGACAAAACAATCCACGAAATCAATCAAGAACTAAAAGCAAAAGCTAAAAAATCAGCTTTGAAATATATTGAAATTGAAAAAATCAGAACTATGAGTGGTGCGGTTTGGATGCAATCGCCCGATGGTAAAACACGCATTCACACTAAACGAGTAAATGAATTTTTAAAAGAGGGGTTTAAATTGATATGAATATAGAGAAAATAATTTATGAGACTACAAGAGAAATTTATAGCGTTGAGGACAAATTAAGTATTGCAACAATTTTTTTATTTTGTAACAAACTCGATACAAAACTTTTTTCTGAATTGCTTTATACTGATAATATTGAAGATTTTATCGAAAAGCTAAATTCTGAATATTACAGTTACGATGTTGATTTTTCAATAAAACTAAAAGATAAAAATGTATTGAACGCATTTAGATTAACACGTGAAAAAGTTATATCAGTTGAAGATAAAGACGGGTTTTATAAAGCAGTATTTGAAAAAGACCCTTTTGCATTAGTGATATGCGATATTGTTAATTTTAATTTTGATAAAGTTGGTTTCATTAAAAATATAGAATCAATTCAATTAAAATTTAACTTCTAATTTAGAACCATTCCAAACCCCAACTAAAAAATAATTTGTATATTTATTAATAATTAAAATAGAGAAAAGATGAATCAAACATTCCACGAATTCTGCCAATTTTACAACGGCATTGATTTTTACAATATGTACGGAGGATTGGTTTATAAATTCCAAGTATATTGGAGTGGATTAAACCACATAGAAATCGAAAAGAAATACACCTTAAAACAAAGACCACCAATAAGAATTAATTATTAAAAAATAAAGAGAAAATGGAAACAAAAACACACATTGACAAATTAAGAAACCCGAACTACTTAGGTGGCTGGGATTTAATGGACGACAACGGCAAAACTATAAACCGTGTCGTAACTATAAAAGAGATTAAAACCGAAGCGGTATTTAATCAAACTAAGCAAGAAAATCAAGACGTTATCACTTTATTTTTTGTAGAGTGTAAACCGATGATTTTAAACGCTACCAATCGTAAAACGCTTAAAAAAGTTACAGAAACCGAGTACATCGAAGATATGGTTGGCAAAAAGATTGAGCTTACCACAAAGAAAATCAAAGCGTTTGGAGAGTTTCACGATGCTATTCGTATTGTAGCGTCGAAACCAGTAGCAAACGAAAAACCAGTTGATGTAAATGTTTGCCTAACCAAATTAAAAGACTGCAAAACCTTAGCCGAACTGCAATCGGTTTGGAGTAGTTTTACGCAAAAAGAACAATCACCAACCGAAGTATTAGCCGAAAAAGATAGACTTAAAAACGTTCTTAAATAATGAAAGCGCATTTTGAAATTGAGCAGGGTTCGATAGATTGGTATTTAATCAAACACGGTAAAATCGGCGGTACTCGTTCGGCAGGATTGTTTAATAAAACCGATACTTTATTTTTTGAACTACTTGCCGAAATGACCGAACGATACGACGAGGACAACGACGAAGAACCGTATCTATCAGATGCGATGGAACGTGGAAAATCTTTAGAACCTCAAGCAAGAATAGAACTTCAAAAATATACTGGTATCGAGTTTTTAGAATGTGGTTGGATTCAATCAGACCACGAACTTTTAGGAATTAGCCCCGATGGAATTTCAAATACTTTAACTGAGCAATGCGAAATTAAATGCTTAGGAGCAAAAGAGCATTTAAGAATTTGTTTAAGTGGTAAAATACCGTTAAAACACCTTGACCAATGCATTCACGCTTTTACGGTTAATCCTAAATTAGAAAGGATGTTTTTTATGGCGTACAGACCCGAAAGCCCATGTCCTATAAAAGTGATTGAATTAAAACGGGATGATGTTGTGAATATTGGTACTGCATCAAAACCGAATAACAAAACGATTAAAGAGTGTACAGAAATAGCAATTGCAGAGGCTAATAGACTGCAAAAAGAACTAAAAGAATCAATTAATAAATTAAATTTTTAAACTAATGGAAGTAATCGGAAAAGTAAAAGTAGTAAAAGAAACGCAAGAAGTAAGCGCAACATTCAAAAAACGTGAATTTGTAGTAACAACGCAAGAACAATTTCCACAAGATATTATAATGGAAGTAACGCAAGATAAAGTTTCATTATTAGATGGGTTGCAAGTTGGCGTAGAGGTTACTGCACACATTAATTTACGAGGTCGTGAATGGATTAATCCAAAAGGCGAGGCGCAATATTTTAACACTATTCAATGTTGGAAATTAGATAAAAAAAATAATTTTTAACAAAAATTACCCCGCTTTTTATTAGTTTAATTAGCGGGGATTTTGTATGTTTGTAATGTCGTTGCACTACCGACTGGAAAAGATTAACGTTACAATTGTAACGTAACCGAGAAACCCAATAGATAGTAGTGCATCTGTTGGGTTTTCTCATTTTATAAAATAATCCTTATGTTAGAACTTCAAAAAGCACTTAAATTTTTAGACTATTTTTCTATCCTTACCGTTGGCGATGATAAGATACCAAATTTTACGTGGAAAAAATACCAAGATAAAAAAATATCTATTAAACAATTCACGGAGCAATACGAGTATAAAGGCGGTAAGAAATGGACTGATAAAGATGGAATAGTTCGTGAAATTCAACCCACTACCAGTTTTGGAATACTAACGGGTTTTGAGGATTTGGAATGTATTGACGTAGATTTAAAAGTATTTTCAACCGCAAAGGAAAAGGTCGCTTTTTGGGATGAATATTTGCAAAATCTAAAAGACAATATTTTAGACTTTGAGGACAAGTTTGTAATTTATAAAACTAAAAATGAGGGTTTTCATATACTTTATAAATCTAAAAGAGTTCAAGGAAATACTAAAATTGCATCACTAAAGGGGCACAAAGAAGCGATAATTGAAACACGAGGAACGGGAGGTTATATTTTTGCTTATCCCGATAATCAAGTATCTAAGCTATCTTACTTTGATATTCAGTATATTTCAGATGATGACCGTGATGTATTAATGTCGTTTTCTAAAATGTATAATTACGTTGAGGAAATTACGTTAGAACCGAAAAAAGAAAAAACGGAATTTATAAAATCTGACTTAACCCCGTGGCAAGATTATAATGATAAAACCGATATTTTAGATATTATCGGCTCGGAGTTTAAAATTGTATCGAACAATCATAAACATATTGTTATAAAAAGACACGGTGCAACTTCGGCTCATAGCGGTTATATTTATAAAGATAGTGGTTGTATGTATTTGTTTTCAACTGGCACAATTTATCCACACGAAAAACTAATAACACCTTTCATAGCATTTACTTATAAATATTATAATGGCGATTTTTCAGAAAGCGCAAAAGAACTTTATAAATTAGGCTACGGCTCGAGAATAAAAATAGAACCACCAAAAACTTTAATAGAGCCAGTAGCTGAAACTTACAATATAAAAAATGACGACTTAAAATTTCCGTTAGATATTTTCCCCGAACCAATACAAAATTATATTTTAGAGTGCAATTCAAAACTTGATTCAAATATTGATTATATGGGTTGCTCAATGTTATGGTTAATTTCTGTTTGCATTGGTAATAGTATCGAAATTGAAGTAAAACGTGGCTGGACTGAAAACGCTACTATTTGGATGTCGTTAGTTGGTAAAGCGGGTATAGGTAAAACACCCTCGATTAACAATATTATTTTTCCGTTGCAAAAAATAAATTCACGTGAAATTAAAAAATATTTCAAGGAACTTGAAAAATATGAGTTTTATGAAAACCTAACAGCTAAGGAGAAAAAAGACTATCCCGAAGTATCAAAACCAATTAAAACACAGTTTATAGCGAATGATATTACATTAGAAGCGCTTGTTGATTTACACCAAGAGAGCGATAATTCGGTAGGTGTTTTTAAAGACGAATTAGCCGGTTGGTTGAAAGATATGAATAAATATCGAGCTGGCTCAGATTTAGAATTTTGGCTATCGTGCTGGTCGGGAAAATCAGTCAGTTTAAATCGTTTAACACGAAAAGGTTCGTTTATCGACAAACCGTTAATACCAGTACTCGGTGGTATTCAACCCGATATATTCAACAACTTTTATACTGATGAAAATAAAAGCAATGGTTTTATGGATAGGATGTTACTTTCATTCCCTGATGCAGTAGTGGAAAAATACAATGAAAATGAATTGGAGTATGAAATATTAGACTGGTACAAAAACAATATTATTTGTTTTTACGATAGTTTAAAATCGGTTATTAAACGAGATAAAGAAGATGCGATTGAATCAATGATTGCTAAATTCTCAAATGATGCAAAAATTGAATGGATGCGAATTTTTAATATCATTACAGATTTTCAAAATGATGATAACGAAAACGAATATCTTAAATCTATGTACCCGAAGCAAAAATCTTATATACCACGTTTTGCACTACTGATACATATTTTCGACGAGTTTTTCGGTAGCGGTGGTAATAGTTTATTAATTTCAAAAGAAAGTGTCTTAAAAGCAGAAAAATTGAGTAATTATTTTATTGCTACTGCAAAGAAAGTTAAAATTAATTCAGTTGAGGCGAACGATTTAAAAACTGTTGCAAAAGGTGGTAAAAATAGTTTAGAAAAGTTGAAATTGATTTACGAAGAAAACCCAAATTTTAATAGAAGTAAGACGGCTGAGATTTTGGGATTGAGTAGGATGCAAATAAATAGATTACTTAAACAAATTGATAAAAAATAGGTTACACGTTACAGTAAAATGTTACACTAATGTTACAGTAGTTTTTCAATGTTTACGGCACTTAACAAAGGAAAGTGTAACGTAGGTTACAGTAAAACTGAAATGAAAAATAAAAACGAAAATAAAAAAATATTTTTTCAAAAATCAAAAAGTGTAACCTACGTTACACTTTTGCTCCGCAGACCCTATAAACATTGAAAAATAGGTGTAACATTTAGGTGTAACGTAGGTTACACTATGTTACAGTAAGAAAATAATAAAATTATGATACAAGAAGCAATAAAAAACCAAGATTTTACAATGGTTTTTAAATCGGTTTTAGATTTAAAAAAGTACAGTTTTAATTCAGATTTTGAAAACAAAAAAGGAATTTATTTTTTGTGGTGTGATAATATTATAACTTATATCGGGATTAGTCAAAAGATATTTGATAGAATTTATAATTGTAGGACACCACACGTTAACGATAAGATTTTTAATTATGTTTCTTTTTATGAATTAGATTTAATTAATAAGGATTTAGAGTTTTACGAATATGAATTAATTAGTTTATTTAAACCTAAAGACAACAATCAGAATAGAGGTTTTTTAAATTATAATTTTTTACCTATCAATTATAAATTGATTAAAGAAAAATTTGAAAAAAATAAACAAGTTCAATCCGCTATTAATATGGCAAATTATTTTTAGTCTATGTATATATTACACCAACATCAAGAAGTAGTTAAACAAAAAATAAAAGATTGTTTAAATGCTAAAAATAAAAAAATACTTATTTCCGCTCCAACTGGTTTTGGTAAAACTATACTTTCTTATGATATCATTAAAAACGCACAGTTAAAAAATAATAAAGTGCTATTTACAACTCATAGGATAACCTTAGCGGAGCAATCATATAAAAAGTTTTTAGATTTAAAACCAAGTTATTTGCAAGGTGAAAATAAAAACTTTGATGAAAATTATACTTGTTTAGTAGCATCAATTCATACGCTTATAAATACTGAAATAATAGAACCTAAAATAGTTATTATTGACGAGGTACATTATGCTTACGATAGTAATTTAATCCAATCTTTATTTACTCGGTTTCCAAATGCTATTTTTATCGGTTTGTCGGCTACTCCAGTAGATGATAAAGGTTTTTTGCTCGATGAATGGGATTCGATTATTGATGATTATCAAACTAAAGATTTGATTGAATTAGGATTTTTAACACCGTTTAAATGTTTTGCTCCGATGTCAATTAATTTAAGTGATGTAAAAATTAGCGGTAATGATTATGATAATAAAGATTTAGAAAAAACTATAAACCGAATTGATATAAATAAATCAATAGTCAATAGTTATATTGAATTTGGAGAAATCCGTAGTTTTATTTGTTTTGCAATTAATAAAAATCATTGTAAAGAATTAGCGGTTGAGTTTGAAAAGAAAGGTGTAAAAGTTGGTATAATTACCGCTGACACTAAAGACAAACAACGTGATAAATTAATTAATGACTTACGATTAAAAAAAATTAGTGGGTTAATTTCAATTGAAATATTAACGGCTGGTTTTGATGAACCTTTAGTTAGTTGTGTAATTTTTGCAACCGCTACTAAAAGTTGGAAAAAATACATTCAATGTGCTGGTCGTGGCATTAGATTGTTAGGTTTAAATATTGAAGAATCAATAATAAACGGAAAATCTAACTGTATTATTTTAGATTGTTGTGAGAATATAAAAGAACACGGATTACCTGATGAAAGGAAAATATTTACGTTTAATAAAAAGATTGGTCGTGTTTTGGATAAAGAACTAAATATTGATACTGATAATGAAAAACGAAAAACATTAGTTTTAACAGAGGAAAAAGAAATATATCTTAAAAGCATTAGTTCAATATTGGATTTGTACGATGGAAAAGAATATAAACTTGAATCAGATTTACAAGATGATGTAAACAACTATCTTAAAAAGACTAATTATTTTTGGTGGAGACAAAATAGCGGTAAGGCATACATAAAAGATAGATGGGTACATTTCGCATCAAAGAACGGATTACCCGACAACACGGTTTTTTATTCTAACACGTCTTTTTATTTTGCATTAGAATTAAAATTACCTAAAGGGAGATTGACTGAATACCAAAAAGAAACGTTGCCCGAAATGACTGAAAAGAAAGTATTATTTTTTATTTGCGAATCAGTTTATGATGTTTATAAATCAATTGAACACGTTGAAAATAATATTATAAAAAACGAAACTGAAACTATTATTTTAAATAGTATTTACAATTTACCACAAAGACAAATCGATTTAAGAAACCGTTTTAAATTACCATTATATGAACTCAATAAAATACAATAACCACCCCTACCACCTAAACCAATCCATCCAAACCACCCCAAACGGAAACAATTTCCGCTACATTGGACTGCAAAAGGATTTAACCAAAGGTGCAACGTGGCGAAATAAGACCGAATACTTCCACTGGATTTACACGTTCCACTACACCGACAAACAAGGCGGATTCACTTTACTTTTAGATTGCTATGATAAGGTTAGTTTTGGCGGTGTTATTTAGAATTTGTATAAATTAACATCGAAATTTGCATATATAAAAAAATAGTATTACTTTTGATTAACTAAAATATAAAAATATGGCTGGTAGAGAAAAAAAACAAATTTATGTTTATTCATTAAAAGATGGTTCTTTTGTTGAATCCTTTGAAACGCAAACAGAATGTTTAAAAAAACACTTTCCAAAAGATATAAGTAAAAGACCTTTATTAATTCACTCCTTTAGAATTGCTACGTCAAAAAATAAAGAAAAGCAAACGATAAAGTTTGGGATAAATGAAAACTTTATGTTTTTTGAAGAGCGTATTTATCGTGACGATGTGGTTTTTTTATTTAGAATTTATAACTCTGAATATTGTAAAAAAGAAAAAGAATCAAAAGAAATTGAAGTATTTAATTTACTCGGTGAAAAAATAGCTGAGTTTAAAAACCTTAGATTATTAACTAAGTTAATGCCTTTTGTCAACGCTTCAAAACTTACAAGAAAATTAAACGGAATTTCAAAAAATGTAAATAGACATAATAGATTGGGGTTGTTTTTTAAGTATAAACAATAACCTTCCTTTCTTCAACCTTTGATTTTGATAAGGTTGTGGATGGGGTAAAGGAATTAATTAAAGAGTAATAACTAAAAAAATAAAATTATGATTACGTCAATTTCAAAAGAACTTTACGAAGTTCAAATTCCAAATTTTAGCGGTAAAGTTTCAATGTTGCCATTTAATCTTGAAAATTTATCAGAAGTGCCAAATCAATTTAAAGAAATGGTAAACAAAATGATTGAGTTTTTACCAATTAAAAAAGGCGTTGCTTATTTAACAGTCGACGGTAAGCTAGTTGAAAAAGGTAAAACACAAAGACGTGGTGGTGTGCATATAGATGGAAATTATATTCCCGATGTATCTAGTTGGGGTGGTAATGGTTGGAAAGTTGGAGAGGGTGGTAGAGTATTGTCCTCTGAACATCACAAACTATCCTATGAAAGTCAAACGGGTGGTATGCTAATAGCTTCGACTTATCCCGCTTGTAAAGGTTGGAATGGTGTATTTAATGGTAAACCTTATATTGGTGGAGATTGTACAAGATTGGAAAATTTAGGAGATGGATTTATGTTAAAGCCTAATACAGTTTACTACGGTAACAGCCAATGGTTACACGAAAGCCTACCTATTGACCAAACAACACATCGAGTTATTGCAAGAATTACTTTACCAATGGATTATCCTTTAATCAATTAACCAAAAATGAACCAACAAACAATTTTTACAGTGTACGTCTTAATGCAATCACAATCGGATTGCGACGACGCGAAAAGAATATGTGAGGCGTATGGGTTGCCGATGTGGAAACATCATATAGCGTTTAAATTTCTAAAAACTTTTCATAATTATTTTTGTAGTGAAGACGATAAAGATTTTGCTATTTACAATATGAAAAGAGAAAAAAACGAAATCTCCCTCACCCGCTTTAAAGAGCTATGTGAGGAATATAAATTAAATAAATAGAATTATTATGGAAAATAAAGCAAATAATTGGGGTATAAAATTTCAAGAAATTATATCTAAATGCAGTGAAGCAAGAGTCTTTATGTTGGGTTCTTGGTGGAATATTTGTGAATTTGAATTAGACTGCGGTTTGTTTAAATTGGACGTTATTGGTAGAACAGAATTACATCACTTACTTGACGCTGATAAATTTGAAGTCGATGGCGTTGAGTATGAATTTGAACAAGTATTAAACTAACCAACACCTAAAACAAATGAAAACAAAAGAAGAAGTAATTAAAGAAGCGTATGTTGAATTGATTGGAGAGGAAAGATTCAATGAAATTGACAGTAGAATTGATGCTAATGGTTGGATTGATTTCGATTATTTGCCAGAGGATTCAAATTAATACCGAAATAGTTGCTAATTAAAAAATAATTTGTAATTTTGTTTGCATGATTGAAGAATTGTGCAAAAAAGATAGGTTTTGGCGAATAGTCGCTTACAGAATTTGCAAAGACAAATCGCTTGCCGACGATATGGTTCAGGAAATGTATTTAAAACTTTACAACTGCACTAAACAAATAAACGATTTCTATGTTATAATCACAATGAAAAACATATTCATCGATTCAACAAAAAAACAATCTTTATTAGTTCCGATTGATAAGTATGATTTTAGTAATGAGAATGAATTTTTAATCGACGATGCTGAAAAGAATTTAATCGATAGCTTAAAGTGGTATGAAAAAGAATTGATGGAAATGCTTTACGATAAATCACTTCGAGAAATACAAAGAGAACTAAATATAAACTATCAATTTGTAAACCGAATATTAAAAAAATCTAAAAATAAATTATGGGAGGAAAGGGAAAAATTACAATCAAAAGCGGTGGCGTAGGTACAACAATCGAAAATGCACTCGAAGCCGCAGGTGTTAAAAAACTAATCGAAATATTTGTAGATGGCAAAGATTGCGGTTGCGACCAACGTAAAGAAAAACTAAACCAATTACTGCCATATCGATTTAAGGCACGATGTTTGACAGAGCAGGAGTATAATGATTACAAGGTATTTATTGAAACACGAACATTGAAATTAAGTTGGGAGCAAATTGAATATGTTTGTGATTTATATTCATCTGTATTCAGTTTAACAAAATGGAGGCTTTGTGCAGGATGTAGTGTAAAACTACTTATTGCAATGATTGATAAATTAGATAAAGTATTTGAGGCTTATGAAAACTAATTTTAAATTAATAGGATTAATTATTTCTTTTATTGCTTGCGTGTTTAGTTGGTATTCTGTTTATCTTTGTTTAAAATAATATTATGAAACACTATCTCAAAGAAGTTACAGTTAGAGAAACAGAAAACGCCACACTTGAATATAAAGCAGTATACAAAAACAATTTTTTTGTTGAAATGAATTTATATTTTGAAACTGATTATATTGAGGGTGTAGAAATACCAACTATTTATGAAAAGTAAAGAAATATTGTTTTTAGAATGGGTTGCGGAAAATCATTATAGATTACAAAACGTAGGGGATGGTGTTTATTATTGGATTTCTGAAAACGATGAAACAGGTTTAAAAACATCGCAGGAATTGTTAAGAATTTATATAAATCAATTAGATGAAAACTAAACAAAAGTATTTTCGTTTTTATAAAAATTGGTATGGGATTTGTTTTACTCCAAAAGAAGAAGCGTTTTTTAGTTTAAGAAACGGATATAGAAAATCTATATTTTTATTTGGCTGGTACATCTATCTTTTAAAACCTGTTAGAAAATATGAAATTCCAACAGGACAATTAACGCTTCCTGACGATGGTCATTATAATTATAAATTTATAAAGCAAAATGAAAACTAAACTATTACTTTTATTATTACTATTCGCTTTAACATCTTCTACCTGTTCAAACGATGAACAACAAACAGGATGCGATTGTGAAATTGGTTATTATCTTTATGTTCCCGAAGTTGGTGGATTAGGAGGAGAATACCAACACCAATTTTCAGAGCCTATTGATTTTGATTGTGTAAATGAAGATTACGGATTTTATTTTCAAGTAAGTAATGTGAATTATAACTATGCTAAAATTAAGTGTGAGTAGTGGGAAATATTAAACAAAATACAGATGATTGGAACCCGTATTTTATAAAATATAGCAAGGGTGAAGAAATAATTGTTTTTTATGAAAAGTCTTGGTTTTGCAATGATTTAAAAATAATTCACAAAAGTAAAAAACAATATACAGATTGTCCTTATTGCAATACAAAAGAAGATAGAGATAAATACTTAAAAGACAGTTTAAAAGAATCTTAATAATAATGCCTAAAAACAAATATATAGCAACTCCCGAAATAATGTGGCAACATTTTGTTGATTATAAAAAAGAAACAAAGCAGGATGTTATTTTAGTTCACGACTATGTAGGTAAAGATGCTGACGAGGTTTATAGAAGAAAAGAAAAACCGTTAACGTTAGAGGGGTTTGAGAATTGGTGTGCTGATAACGATATTATTGAGGATTTAAGCCAATACTTTGCAAACACAGAAAATAGATACACCGAATATCAAACTATCTGTTCACGTATTAGAAGAACAATCCGACAAGACCAAATTGAGGGTGGCATGGTTGGAATTTACAACCCATCAATTACTCAACGATTAAATGGATTAGTAGATAAATCGGAAGTAACACAAAAACAAGAACAACCATTGTTTGGAGAAGATGAATAAAGCGATAAAATTAAAAGGAAAATATAATTTTTTTATAAAATCAATCAAAGAGCAAAATTGTTTTTTTGATGGAAAATATAGAGATGTATTGTTTTTAAAAGGAATTTGTCCAATAAGTAGTTTTGAAAGAGAAATTATAATTAAAAAATCTGATAGTTATAGGATTATAAATGTTTAAATATACAACCGCAATAAGAAAACTACGTGCGATGAAAGCACGAAAAAAAGTAGTACAAGGAGGCACATCCGCAGGAAAAACTTACGGAATTGTGCCTTTACTTATTGATAAAGCTATCAAAGGAAATAACTTAAAAATTACAATTGTAGCTGAAACATTACCAGCGGTAAAAGAGGGCGCATTGGATATTTTTAAAACCGTGATGTATGAAACAAATAGATGGGTTGAAACACATTGGAACGCATCAAGTTTAACTTATACATTTTCATCAAAAAGCCGTATACAATTTAAAAGTTATGACACAATCGGTAAAGCAAAGGCAGGTGGTAAAAGAGACATTTTATTTTTAAACGAGGCTAATCATATTCCTTTCGATATTGCAGACGCTTTAATGATACGCTCAAAAGAAACGTGGATAGACTTTAATCCTGATAACGAATTTTGGGTACACTCCGAAACTTTACAAGAACCAAATAGTGAGTTCTTACTTTTAACTTACCACGACAACGAAGGATTACCACCCGAAACATTGGAAGATTTATTAATAAAACAATCAAAAGCGTTTTATGATGTAAATAAAGATTGGAACGACCAAAACAATATCAAAAATAATTATTGGGCAAATTGGTGTAAAGTTTATATTAAAGGCGAAATAGGAAACTTAGAAGGTGTTATTTTTAATAATTGGTCAAAGATTGACAATTTACCATTAGAAGCAAGATTAATCGGTTACGGGTTAGATTTCGGATATTCTAACGACCCTACAAGCATTATTGAAATTTACAATTATAACGGACAAAGAGTATTAAATGAAATATGTTACCAAAAAGGATTAAGCAATGCACAAATATCAAAATACATTTCAAACCGTTTGCCTGTTTATTGTGACAGTTCTGAGCCAAAATCAATAGCAGAGTTAGCATCGCACAAAGTAAATGCTTACGCAGTTACAAAAGGTAGCGATTCTATTAATTTCGGTATTCAGATAATGCAGGAGCAACACTACTTAGTAACTTCAAGTAGTTTAAATTTGATTAATGAGTTAAGAAAATACGCTTGGGATAAGGACAAAAAAACTAATGAAAATCTAAACAAACCAATCGACAACTTTAATCACGCTATCGATGCAGTGCGTTATCACGAAATGGAAACACTCGGAAGAAAAACAAAAATCGAAGTTCGATAGTAACAAAATCCCTTAATTTTAGTTATATAAGTATGAAAATAGTTTTGCCCGAACATAGTAAAGATATAACTCTTTATCAGTATCAGAAGTATGTTGAATTATTGCAACGTACTGATTTAGATGCTTACCAAATTGACCAAAGGAAAATACAAATATTCACGGGTGTAAAGCCTAACGAATACGAAAACCTTACTCAAAAAGATAAAGAGGAAATGTTAGAGCAAATTGAAGTAGCTATTAACACGCCTTACGGGTTTGAGAATAGATTTACTATGTCGGGGATTGAATTTGGTTTTATTCCAAACTTAGATAAAATAACCGCAGGGGAATACTTTGATTTATGTAAGTACGGTATGGAAGTAGAAACACTTCACAATCTAATGGCGATATTATTTAGACCTATTACAAATAAAAGTTGGTGGACTAAAGACTATGCGATTGCAGAGTATAAAGGAACGGCAGATTGGGCGGAAGCAATGAAACTTACTCCAATGAATATCGTAAACGGTGCATTGTTTTTTTTTCTGAATTTGTCAACAGAATTAAAGAATTATATCCAGAACTTAGAAGCAAAGGAACAAGTGAGGGACAAAGCGCAGAGCAATATTTTGAAAAGTGGGGATGGTATGCAACCATTGACAAACTAGCGAAAGGAAACATTTTAAGATACGAGAAAGTTTTAAAGCTAAATGTGTACGAAGTGTTAAATTTCTTAGCGCATAGCATTGATAAAACAAATTTGAAAACTGAATTAATGAAACCTAAAAAAGATAACGAAATACAATTGTAATTATGGAAAAAACTATTAATGTAAAAGTTATTACCCCAACAACAGAGGAAATAAGACAAACAGATGAATACAAAGCATTGGTTGAAAAAATTAAATCGATGGTAAAAACTATTATTACATGAACCAATACACAGAACTACTTTATTACATTAAATCCTTAGCCGATGCAGACCCGTTAGTAAATACTGTAACGAAAGGCGATTTTGAAAAGCTGGATTTAAAAAAAAAGACCATCTACCCGTTAGTGCATATTAACATTACGGATGCAGGATTTACTAATGGTTCGGTACTTTTGTTTGGAGTTCAAATTGGAGCGTTTGATATTCGAGACATTAACAAAGAAGTTCAAACGGATAACTTTTGGGAGCAGGATAATGAGGTGGATAAT